GATACGGAGGAAGTCAATGCAAATCTTAGTAATGCTGGCAGGATTTTTAATAAAATTTCTGGTACTACCTTACGTACTCTCGAAGCTAATCAATCACTTGCTCAAACGATTGAAACTTTTAATAATACATATGTACGAAAAGGTCAAGTCATTGGTAATACGAAAACACACGTCGAAAAGCTAATCAAGTACATAGAACAGAAGTTTAAAAAAGAGATAGATAAAAGAAAGACTGAAAAAGGTAAATCAGTACAACAGAAAAAACTTGACGATATATTGAAATTTTTTTCACCTCAAAATAAAATTAGTTTACAAATGATGTTTGAATTACAGAAATCTATAGTTCTTGCAAAATTAAAAATTATAAATATACTAAATAAGTTAAATAGTGCACAAACGTTTTTGAAAACTCGTAATGGATATCAAACAACTGGTCAAGAAGGTTATGTAGCTATTGACAAACTTGGTGGTGATGCAGTGAAAATTGTTGATCGTATGGAGTTTTCATACGCAAACTTTTCACCAGATATATTAAAAGGATGGGATAAGCCGGGGAGGAACTAATGGCACCATTAGATTTTAAACATATGACGTCTGCAAAATATAGACCAGGCGAAGATGATGCAGTTAATTACTACGCACAAAAGCGTAAGAAACAATATCACGGTAATGAGAGTAAAGAAGTTAAAGAACTCTCTATGAAGCGTGATAAAAAACTTCCAAATTTAAAAGTCCCAGTTAAAGGTAAAAAAGGCATAAGTAGATTTATGCGAAAGAAAGCTATCGGTCAAGCCAAAGACGATTTAAACGCATCTGTACAATCTGCAGACCGTAAACCTGAAAAGTATGTCAAACCAGATGGTAAAGTTGGAATCAGAATGGTTAAGACTGATAAAGAAGTTATTAAAAAAGAATCAATTGATGAAGTATCAAAAGCTGAATCAGATAAATTTAATGCAAAAGTTCAAAAGATTCTTGGTAAAATAAACTTTACACATATCTATAATAAAAGAGGTGGAATGTTTAAACTTCCAAAAAAAGTAAAACATGAGTTAACCGTTAAGAAAAATGATTTAAGAAATGTAACTTCATTAATTAAAAAAGATACAGGTGAAGTAGGTTCAATGTATAAAAAAGGTGAAATAAAATTAGCAGTTGCAGAATCTGTTGATGAAGCTTTAAATCTACAACAAAGAATGAAACGTTCAAGATTAATGAAGCGTTTAAAAACAAGAATTAAAATAGGCCGTGATAGAGCAAGAAGAAAAATGGCTAATAAAAAGACTCTCGAAAAAAGAGCAATGAGACAAGCCAGAGCAGCAATAGCTAAGAAGTTAACACGTGGAATACCAAAAGCTGAATTGACGTTTGCTCGAAAACAAGAAATTGAAAAAAGACTTGATAAGCCTGCGTTAAAAAATAGAATCAAAAGAATAGCAAAAAGAATATTCAAAGATGTACGTAAGAAAGAAGTACAAAGAAAGAAAGGCTAATGATTAATTCATTTAAAAATTATTTGGTTGAGGAAGAACGAACTGTATTCTTTACATTTGGTCGTATGAATCCTCCAACAACTGGTCATGAAAAATTAATGAATGAATTGGCCAAAAAATCAGGTAAGCACCCGTATCGAGTTTACTTATCACAAAGTAAGGATAACAAAAAGAACCCTTTAGATTTTAAATACAAAGTCAAAACAGTTCGTAAATTCTTTCCAAAGCATGCAAGACAAGTTATGCTTGATAGAAATGTTAAGAATGTTTTTGATGCAGTTACAGAAATTTATAATGACGGATATAAAAATGTTTCAATGGTAGTTGGTTCAGATAGAGTCAATGAATTTAAAACACTCTTAAATAAATATAATGGTAAAAAAGGTAGACACGGCCTTTACAACTTTAGTAAAATAAATGTAATTTCAGCCGGAGACCGTGATCCAGATGCAGACGATGTTTCAGGTATGTCAGCATCAAAAATGAGAAAACTAGCAAGTGATGGAGATTTTACACAGTTCTCACAAGGATTACCAAGAAGTGTTTCTAATAATGAAGCTAAAAAAGTATATAACGAAGTACGAAGAGGTATGGGATTGAAGGAACAAAAACACTTTCAAAATAAATTAATTTTTGAGCCAGTCTCCGAGAAAAGGGAGGACTATGTTAAAGGACATCTTTTTGATATTGGCGATAGTGTTACTTTCGTGGGCAGTGACGAACTCGCTAGTGTTACCAGTCTTGGAAGTAATTATGTTATTGTTGAGCAAAACGGTAGGACTTATAGAAAATGGATTGATGACGTAGAGTTAGTTGAAAAGAAAAAAAGTAAAGAAGGAAATCAAAAAGTAAGACAGGATCCTGATGTTAAGAAAGCACCGGGTACACAACCTGCACCTTACTATGGTGGACTATCTAAATCAACTAAGAAGAAAAGACTTGCACATTTTAAAAAGTATTCAAAGTATGATGATGATAATCCAGCTGCCTATAAACCGGCGCCTGGTGATGCACGTGCAAAGACTAAACCAAGTAAACATACATTAAAGTATAGAAGAATGTACGGTGAAGATGCCGTTGAACTTGCAAAGAAAAAAATAGAGAGAGAAAAAATGGTCGATAAGATGAAACATGCCAGAATGTTAGATCGAGCCAAAGTAAGAAAAATTAAAAATAGGAGTAAAGCAGATGCTTAGATTCAAATCATTTGAAGAGTTACTTGAAAATGAAGGACTCAAAAAGAAAGCAGCTAAATCTGGTATATCTTACGGCACATTAAAAAAGGTATACAATAGAGGTATGGCAGCTTGGAGAACAGGCCATAGACCGGGAACTACACCACAACAGTGGGGAATGGCTCGAGTTAATTCATACATCGGAAAAGGTAAAGGTACATATTACGGTGCTGATGCTGATTTACGTGGTGCTAAAAGAAAAACTAAAAAAGAATCATATGAACCAGTAAACGAAAATAAACTCGATCATGCTGCTTTGAAACGAGATTTTAATGAGCATGAAAAAGGTTCAGGAAAAGTTCATACAATAACAAAGACTCATACAATTAAAAACGCTCATATTATGGGAAAACATTCTTTTGACACTAAAAAAGGAAAAGTTCCAGTGTTAAAGCGTTATGATAGAAAACAGTTTACTAGAGGACCTGTTACTATTAAAAAAGGTACACACGTAGTAATTGACAAAGGTGAAGCGTATGCACACGGTTATCATCCGGACGCCGGTCACTTTAGATTCATTCATCATTCAGATCCTGATATTAAGAATGATCATGATAAGTATCATAAGCCGGGCGTTCATAAAATTAAAGAAGCTACTGTTAAAGAAATATCAAAAAAGACTGCTGCAAATTATATTGGCAAAGCTTCAAGAGATGCATACTTCAAGGGTAGAGACCAAGGAACTGTAGATGCAATAAGTGCAGTAGGAGGTTCACATCCACATCAAGATTATAAGAAAAGTCCTGAGCGTAAAGCAGCAATGAGGATGAGAGGTATTGATAGAGCTACTAAAAGATTAGCAAAGAAAGAAGATAAAGTATCTGATGCAGAAAGAAAAGCTATGGCAGCTTTTATTGCAAAGGGTAAGATGAAAAAATTACCACCAGGGAAAGCTGCAGGTTATCACGGTAAATCAGACCCAGGTTCAAGTATGAAAGGTATGATTAGTCCAGCAGATACTAAGCAATTTGGCACTAAGAAAAAAGTTGGGAGTATGAAATGAGTTTAAGAAAAGCCATTGAACAAGTAAAACAAAATATTGAAGAAGATCGTATGGCCGGCAAATATAAGAAAGGCCAAATGATTGTTCAAGGTCAATGGCCTAATCCTGACAAATGGGCTAAAGAGTATATAATACCAAATGCAGATGAAAAAGGTGTACGTATATATGCAAAAGGTACATCATTTAAAATAGAGAAGTTGTAGGAGATAGTAGTGAGAGATTTCTTTGAACTAAGAAAACAAATAAATGAGGATCAATTTGGAACTTTCTTTATAAAGTTCGAAGGAATAAAGAATCCTAAAAAAGTTGACACGGCATTTGAAAGAGCAACTCAATATACGTTTTCAGCTTTGATGGAAGATGCTGATATTGAAATGGAAGGTGAGGGAGAGTTTGTAGGACAAAATATTCTGAAGATAGATGCAGATAAATCTGAAATGAAAAATATTAATAAGTTCTTAAATGCAAGAAACAGACTTGCTAAACAAACACAAGAGATGATAAAGAAAGCGCCAGATAAGATAAGACAGTTATATCAAAAAAGAGCTGATCACTTTTATGTTACTGCCTTACTATTGAAATTAGCAAATCCAAATACTGCACCAAAATATTCAATTCAAAAATTTATGAAAGAAAGTATTAATGAAGATATAGCATATCATAAAAAAGCAATTGCACATCATAAGCAATATGCACATAGTCATGACACAGAAAGAATGAATCATGATAGTGATGATGAACATGATAATGATCATGCAAATGCTGAAGACTCTCACAACGATGCAGCTAATCATCATCAAAAAGCTCATGATGCAGCAAAGAAACATGGTACTAATTCTTCACAATATAAGAGTGCGGCTAAAGCTGCTCATACTGCATCTAAAGATGCACACGATAGTCATGTGGATTTTGAAACAATTAAAAGGGATCACCCCAATAAAAACTTAACAATAAAGAGAACATACTAATGCCATTAAATCCAAAAGACGGAATAGGTTCTTACATTAAAGATTTTAAAAAATCTAAAGCACCACAGTTTAAAGGTAAGAGCGAAAAAAAGCGTAGAGATATGGCAATTGCAGCGTATCTTGATGCTAAGCGTGGACCACAAGAAGCAAAGCTTGCAGGTAATTCACTAAAATTATTTGGTCAACTAAATCGAAGTGGTACAAAACCAGAGCTTAATAGATATGAACCAACGAAGAAAATTAAGAAAAAAGTAACTCAAAATAAAGATATTAAAGAAGGTAGTTACAAAGTTTCAATTGCAGGCTTACCCGACATGTATATGGACGGAAAAACGCCAGGAGCTCTATTACAAAAATTAAGAAAGATTGTTAAACAACCCTCAATGATACAAGACGTTGAGAGAACGACGACTGCAAAAAAGAGAAAAGCATTTAGACAAAAAGCACAAGGTCGAGAAGTATCAGAATACAAATATGATTATGGTACACCTGAATCTGTAAAGTTAATGAAACAAATAACGCCTGGCCAGAAAGAAGGTACTGATGCACCAAAAGGACCAGAGTCTTATGAAGCACAATACAAAAGAAGACTTGTAAAAACAACTGATCCTGAACATAAAGCAAAAGGTTTTAAGTATCGTATTAAAGGCAAGAAAGATAGTAGTCTTACAAAAAAATTATATAAAAGTAAACCAGACCAAGCAGAGTTTAACAGACAAATGAAAAGGATTGCAGGCCATGAGTTTGGATAAATTTAAAAAATATAGAGAAGAAGAAATCGATGATATTTGTGAATGTGATGATCTTTATGAAGATTTAGAAATTACTGAAGCTGAATATCAAGGTAAGACTGTTAAGTTAAATGATCCTATAAGAACTTCAGAAAATCCTAATAAAAAATTTAAAGTATATGTCAAAGGTCCGAGTGGTAAAGTTGTAGTTGTAAGATTTGGTGATCCAAATATGAGTATTAAACGTGATGATCCAGCAAGAAGAAAATCGTTTCGTGCAAGACATAATTGTGATAACCCAGGACCAAAACATAAAGCGCGATATTGGTCATGTTTTCAGTGGCGTGCAGGAGCAAAGGTAGATAACTAATGATTAAAAATTGGATAACTAAAAGAATAAAAGAAAGAACAAGTTTAGATGGTGCTGTATTAATTGCACTTGGTTTAATGATTTTATTTTTAGCACCACTAGCAAAAATTGCTGCAGGTTTAGCAATTGCTTATGGTGTGTGGACTATATGGAAAGCTGAGTAGTGGCAAGATTATTTAAAAGTGTAACTATACACGAACCAAAAAAACATGGTACATCGATTGGACGCAAACCAATTACTTCTACGATGAATAAACATAAGAGAAGAAGTTTTAAAAAATATAGAGGACAAGGAAAAACAAGATGAGTGTCAAAAATATGACAGTAAAATTAAGTCAAGTTTTTAGTGGTGTCAAATTTTTGACATCAAATAAATATATTTATGGACAAAGACACTATAAAACAAATTATAAAGGATTATGCTAAAATGGCTCAGAACGAGACCACAGAATCAAGATTAGACAGAATTGAAAGTAAGATTGACAAACTTGCCGATGCCATGATATCTTTGGCAAGAGCTGAAGAAAAGATTATTGCATTACAAGATGATCACGAGAATATGAGAGAAAGACTAAATAAATTATCAGTTAAACTTGATGATATACAGAAAACTGTAGATGATAATTCAAGAACTGTAAGCATTATAAATAAAGTAGTATATGTGGCGGTAGCCGCAGCTATAGGAACCTACGTAACTCACGTATGGATGTAAAGGAGAAAAAAATGGAAGAAAGTTTCAAGTATCATATACCTGAAGATATTCCAGCAAATGAAAGAACCGCCTTCCATGGCGCAGCAGCTGCAGCCGCAAAAGCCGGAAAGAAATCTTTCAACTTTGGTGGAAAGACTCATCCGGTAACTATGAAAAAAGATACTGCAACAAAAATTGCAGATCAAAAAGAAGCAGTGAAATATCCGCATATGATGTATGATCCAAAGACTGGAAAAGAAGTTACAGCAAAAACACCGATGGATCATGCCAAATTTGCAAAAATGGGATATACACATGAAAAACCGAAAATAAAAGAGAGTACAATGACTTTTAGAGAAAAATTATTATCACTCTATGAAGGCGATAGGAAAGCACATTATAAAGGTGCTACCGAGCCTGAAGGAATGCATGATATAAGTAAATCTTCTAAAGGTGCTATGGACATGATAAATACACCGAAAGAAGTTGCAGCCGATGGAAAAAAAGCAGCAGACGATAACGCAGCTAAATCGGCTGAAAAGAAAATGAAGAAATCTAAAAAACGTTCCGGTGGAGATAACCTTGATAAAGGCGATATAAATATCGTTCCTGGTGCAACACCGATAAAAGATCCAACAGCTAAAATGGAAAGTACGATTGACAAATACGGTATATTCGGAAAGACTATGGATCAATTGTTAAATGCTGTTAATGAAGTAGTAGGAAAAAAAAATGAAGGATCTATAAAAGGATCTGGTACTGACCGTAAAGCAGTATTGAAAAAAGCTTTTCGTGCTGGTGAAAAACAGGATCAATCTGCATTCACTGGTAAAAAGCCAGCAATACGAGCTCCAAAAGGAATGAAAGGTAGAATGAAGAGCGGTAAAATGGATGCTTTCTCTGCAAAGCATAAAGACAAAGGTATAGAAAAAGCTTATCAAGCTGGATTTCATGGAGACTACTCTGGCAATGCTCCAGACAAAGGTAAAGCAAGAATGAAACCACAAAGTAACTTTCCACTAAATAAAGACCAAATGAAAGCAAGAAAGATGATGAGAGGAAAATAATAATGGCTATATCACCACCAAACTTTCAGAAAGATGCGATACCAACTCCACAAGGTTGGAGACATCCGAGAACAAATGAACTTTTAGTTTCAAGAAAAATAAGTTCAGAAGACATTAATGAGTACTATGGTATAAAACCAGAAGTTACTATGTTAAAAGAATCACCAACAACTTTCGAAGAAGCTAAAGATGAGTTGATTACAGAAGATGATCTTGAATCAAAGACAAAGCTTGAATTAGAAGCTATTGGTAGAGAACATGGTGTCGAACTTGATAGAAGAAAAAATAAAGCTGATTTGATTGAGGAGTTGAAAGAAGTTATTTAATCTTAATATATAACTATATGTTGAGATTTAAAAAATTAACTGAAAAGAACTTATTACTGTATGCAGCAAAGCATTATAGTAATCCAACTTTTTCAGACATTGAAGATTTTCATGAAGATTTGAAAAGATTTAAATATATTAAAAGATTATTGAATCGTTATCTTGAAACTGATGATTTGTCCGAAAGACTTATATTAAATCATTTGATTGTAATATTTAATATGTTCGGTATTGAAGCTGCTTTGAATATTTTAGATTTGAAACTTGAGGAGAAGCATTGGCCGATAGTTAAACCATTTTTAATTTTTTTAAAATATATTAAGAATGATCAATATACTGGAATAACAATGGATCCAACGGTAGTAGAAGCACTAAGGAAGATTTAATGGGATTAGTTAAAAGAGCAGCGGATTTAGCATATACTTTTCGATTTATTCGTTTGATGGCGATGGATTGGAAGAATTGGGACGCATATAAATTAGGTATTATCGATGAAAACGGTAAAAGACAGAGGAGTGTAAAATTGGATAATGATGAAAAAAAGTCTGCTTATACTCCTTTCATTCGCCTTGCCGCTAACCTTAAAAGGCTCGTATCAAACATTCCAGGAGGTGGAAGTAAACTCGGATCTTTTGCGAGCGCGCTCTTTCTTATCAAAGAAAAAGTCGGTGAAAAAGGAATAAAAACGATATGCAAAGAAATGGATATCGATGTTTTAGATTTTTTAAATGAAAAGAATGAATGGTTTTTACTTGAAGAAAAACAATTATCGCCAGGGATTTATAAAGTTCAGAATCCTAAATTATTAAATGGATCATGTGCAGAAATGGTTTGGCCAAAAGATCAAATAAGAATTAAAGATGATTGCTATCCGGTTGGCGATGTTTTTGGTGTAGACATATATGAAGCGACGCATGTTAATACTGAGAAGAAAGTATTTGTTACAGCAAGTGAATTAATAAGATGAAAATATTTGCCGCAGTTAGATGTCCACCGGGTTATAAGTATGATGAAAAAACTAAATCATGTGTGCCTAAAAATTATTCAAGAATAGCTAAACCAGGGTTTGCTAGGTATGGATTCGGCGGCGGAAAATCATCATCACAAAAAAATGGTAATGGCACAAACGGAAATGGCAACGGTAACGGCAATGGTAATGGAAACGGTAATGGAAATGGCGGAAACGGCGCAGGTGGCAATGGCGGAAATGGTGGCGGCGGAAACGGTGGCGGCGGAAATGGCGGAGGTGGTTCATGAGAATCGGCGGTAGGCAAAAAGGTAGTAAGGTAAAACCTTATACACATATTGTAGTTCAACCAAATGCACCAAAGTCTCGTTATACTTTTAGTTATCATAGTACAGAAGCTGGCGCAAAGGCTGCTGCTAAAAGATATGAAAGAATGGTAGGTAATCCTTTACGTGTAGTTAAACAATCTGGTAAAAGTGCAAACACTGATGTTATGGAAGCAACAAAAAGAATACCAAGAAAAAAAGGACAACCAGCAAATAGTAAAAAACATAGTGATTTATATACTGATGAGAATCCAAAAGGTACGATTCATGGTTTGAAATTTGCAACTGTTGACGATGCAAAAGCATCTGTCGCTAAAATAAAAAAGTCAGGTAGAAAACATGCTCATCAAATTCAAGCTGCAATTGCAATGGAACAAAGAGCCCGTGTCATGGGTAAAACCGGACCAGCTGCTGTTTACCGAGCTTTTATTAATTCTATGAAGAAGAAGACTAAAGCTATGCAAAAAGAAGATATACAAGAAAAATCAAAAGGACTATGGTATAACATTCATATGAAAAGAAAACGTGGTGAAAGAATGAGGAAGAAAGGCGAGAAAGGTGCACCTTCTCCAGAAAATATGAGAGCAGCACAAGCTGCAAGTGAAGATGTGCCTACAAACAGTACAGCCGCAATTCCAAATCCAATTAATACTGCTATGGGTCCGACTACTATTCATGATAAGAGAAGAAAAAAAGATAAAATGCCTGTGTTACTAAAGAGATTTAGAAAATACATAGAAGACAATTATGGCTAGGCTTTACATCTTTATTTTTATTATTGCCATACTTGGTGGCATAGGTTATGGTGCATATTTCATATATAATGATACTATGAAAAGAATGTCAATATTGCGTGATAATAATGCAAAACTTGAAGTTGCTGTTAAGGCAAAAGATTCTACAATAAAAGCTCTCAAAGAAAATATGGAAAAGCAAATTAAGTTAACTAAAGACTTAAATAACAAGTTAACTATTGC